GCTTTGACATCAAGGTGAAGGGAACCGGCTCCGACGTGGTGGAGAAGTTCTTCCGCACCTCCGACTCGGCGGTGCTCTTCCCGGAGTACATTGCCCGCTCGGTGCGCCAGGGCATGGAGGAGGGGGATCTGCTCCCCTCCATCACCGCCGCCACCACCCGGTTCGAGGGGATGGACTACCGCTCCATCACCGCCCAGGCCGGAGGGGACAGCAAGGAGCTGAAGGCGGTGGACGAGGGCGCATCCATCCCCGCCACCACCATTCAGGTGCAGGCCAATCTGGTGAAGCTGCGCAAGCGGGGCCGGATGCTGGTGGCCAGCTATGAGGCGGTGCGCTATCAGAAACTGGACCTATTTTCTGTCACTCTGCGCCAGATCGGCAGCCACATCGCCCAGATGCTGCTGGCCGACGCGGTGGAGGTGCTGATCCACGGGGACGGCAACGACAACGCAGCCGCCGCCTCAGAGACCAAGGGCGCCGGCGTGCTCACCTATGACGAGCTGGTGGACTTCTGGGCGGCCTTCGACCCCTATGAGATGAACACGCTGCTGGTCAGCTCCGATGTGCTGCTGAAGATGCTCAAGCTGGCGGAGTTCCAGAACCCCCTCACCGGTCTGAACTTCCAGGGCACCGGCAAGCTGTCCACCCCTCTGGGCGCCACCCTGCTGCGCACCTCCGTGCTGCCCAAAAACACCGCCATCGGCCTGGACAAGCGGTATGCCCTGGAGCTGGTGCAGGGCAGCGATGTGACGGTGGAGTACGACAAGCTGATCGACCGGCAGCTGGAGCGTGCGGCCATCACCACCATCAGCGGCTTTGCCAAGCTGTTCCAAGGGGCCTCCCGCGTGCTGACGGTGAAGGCGTCGTGACCGGGCGGATCCAGGCCCTGGTCCGCGCCCTGGGGGGCGGGACGGATCAGGAGGAGCTGTTGGTCATGCTCTGTCAGGCGGCGGAGACGGAACTGGCGGGGCGGCTGCGCCCCGGCCTGACGCCGGAGGATTGTGAGAGCGCCTTTGTGCCGGCGGCCGCCTGGATGGTGCTGGCATGGCTCCAGGCAGGGGAGGCGGGCGTCGCCTCCTTCACCGCCGGAGACCTGACCATCCGCAGGACCGGGCAGGGCGCGGCGGAGCTGACTGCCCAGGCGGAGCGGCTGATGGCCCCCTATCTGGTGGACGGTGGATTTTCCTTTCAGGGGGTGGCAGGATGATGGAGCGGGAATGGGCTGCCCTGCTGGCCCGGTACGGGCAGAGTGTGGCCCTTCACCGGGGAGAGGAGACGGTCCGGACACAGGCGTTCCTCCAGGCGGTCACAGAGCGGGACCGGGCCCAGGAGGCCCCCAGCCCCCTGGGCCTGCGGCGGGAGGACCGCTTTTTATATCTCGGAAAGCCGGAGGAGCCGCTGACGCCGGGGTGCTGGGTGGAGTGGAATGGGACCGGCTATGAGGTGCAGACGGCCCATCCCATTCAGGCTGGCGGCCGGACCTCCCATGTGTGGGCGGTGCTCCGGCCCAGAGACCGGGAGGCGGGCGCATGAGCGGCGGGCTGGATGGGCTCCGGGAGCGGTTGGCGGCTTTCCTTCGGGAGAAGGGGCTCCGGGCCATGACCGACTGGCCGGCAGAGCCTCGGGAGCAGCTGGATGGGCCGGTGGCTGTGGTATCCCTCCGGGGATGTCAGGCCGGACCCGCCGGATTTCAGCACTATCTGGGCGAACGATACGACAAGGAGCGGGAACAGTGGGTGGAGGTCTATGGTCAGAAGGTGCAGTTCACCTTCGGTCTGGACCTCTATGCCCCGCCCAAGCTTGGGGAGGGGGCCATACAGGCCGCCCTGGACCAGCTGGCGGGGGCCTGCGCCGGAGCGGGCCCGGAGGGGCTGGACATCCGGGAGTTTTCCTGCGGCGAGACCGGGTACGACCGGGACAGCCGTCTGCTGAAACGGCCGGCCCAGGCGGTATGCACCGCCTGCCTGTACGCCGTGACAGAGCCTGGCGGCGCATTTTTGGACTTTGAGGTCAGAGGGGAGAGTCATCAATGAATGTGACCACACACGAGCGCCCGGGGGTGTACTCCGTCTATGGCGCGTCCTCCCTGGTCCGCGGAAGCGGCGGGAGAAAAACGGTGGGCCTGGCGGCGGTGAACACCAAGGCGGAGGCCGGCGTGATCCAGACCATCACCAGCTATGAGGAGGCGGTATCCACCTTTGGCAGCCAGGCGGACAGCCAGGATATGGCGGAGCTGATCCGCGGCAAGGTTGGTCGTGTATACGGCGATCTGATGCAGCTGTTGACCGTTATGAAGGGAACTCCGCTTGCTTATAACAAGGACTTGCAGGAGGACAAGGAGGGCGCGCTCGATACCGCCCATACGCTCATGCAGTGCCTGTCCGTTATGGCCGGAATGATTTCGACTTGGACCGTCAACGAGGATGCCATGGCGCGCGAGTGCGGCGTGGGTCACCTTGCCGCCACCGATGTTGCCGATTACCTGGCCAAGCGTGGCCTGCCGTTCCGCGAGGCACATGCCGTGGTGGGCCATCTGGTCCTGATGTGCGAGAAGCGCGGCTGCAATCTTGAGGACCTGCCGTTTGAGGTGTTCCATGAGGCAAGCCCGCTCTTTGAGCGCGACATTACCGAGGCGCTCGACATCCCGTCGATTGTCGCCGCGCGCACGACCGAGGGCGGCACCGCCCCTGCCGCCGTTGCCGTGCAGCTTGATCGCGCCGAGGCACAGCTCGTGGCTGACGAGGGTGTGTTTGGGTCACTGACTAAGGTCGTCGAGATGGGCCACGGGGTAAAGTAGGGATTTGGCTGAAGCCGTTTTGGCCATGTATTGATAAATCGTTTTCGCTTTACGGGCGCCTGCTGATGTGGGAGCCCGTATTTTGTTGCTATGGGGGAGGGGCTTGTCGAGAACTTCTGTAGGACCTTTGGGCAGGTTGTGAAGGGGATACGTTCGCGGGCGGCAACCGACCGCCTGCTCTGTTCGGCGCAGTTGATGGGCGGTCGGATGGTACTCTAATCGGGCTTCGAAACAGAAGTGACACATATGGAGCGCTTTAATAAATTGCAACGTTTCAATAAACAGCTTTTTGTTTAACTGCAGCTAAAACTCTGTTACGATGCAGTCCAGGCGGGTGC